GTACACGTTCATGCCGCTTCCTCCAGCTTCTTGACGCGCTTCTCCAGGTCGGCGAGGCGCTGCTCGACGGTCTTCACCGGCACCGTGGGGGCGCCGGGGTTCCAGGAGGCGGGGTGCTTCAGGCGCTCGGCGACGGCGCTCCGGAAGTCGTTCATGTCGAAGCTGGGGTCGACCTTCCGGCGGGTCACCTCCTTGTGCCCGACCACCGAGTTGGCGGTCCACCCGTGCGCCCGGCAGATCGCCGCCGCCCAGCGGACGGCGGCGTCGTACTGCTTGGTGGGGTAGAGATCCTTGCCGTCGCCCTTGTTCTCGATCTCGATGCCGTACGTGCGGTCGTTGCCGTCGATGGGCTCGGCCGCGTCGGGCCGGGGGTGGACGGATGCCTCGTGGAGCATGGCGCTGAAGGCGTTCTCCGCCACGGTGCCGACGTGGTTCGCCCGGCCGTGCCCGACCATGGTCGCGACGCCGCTCTTGGCCAGGTGGGTGTGGCACAGCGGGCCGGGGAGGTCGCCCGAGCCTCTGATGCAGAAGCCGAGGCTGTCCACGCCCGCCGTGTGGTGGATGACGATCCCGTGCACGGGGCCGAACGGCTTGCCGGTCTCGTCGTCCCGGTTGCGGGTGCGCCAGCCGGGGTTCTCCACGACGTTCACGCCCTCGGCCTTGAGGAAGGCCACGAGTTCCGTCGCGGTCAGTGGTGTTGCCATGTCCCCTCCTCAGTAGTCCCAGGTGGTGGCGCTGAACTGCGCCTGGGTGACCGCTACGGCCTCGGTGTGGTCGTGCCAGACCTCGACCCCCACTGCCTGTCCGGCCCGGCCGTAGAAGGGCCAGACGGTGGTGTGGAAGTCCTTACCGGCGGTGTCTGTCTGGTCGGTGGAGCCGGTGTCGTCGTGGATGCCGAAGGGGTCGCGGACGAACCGGGCGGCGAACTGCCGCTGCCGGGTGTCGAACGGCGGCAGGGTGATCGCGTCCCAGCTGACGTTCCGGGCCCACAGGAAGTCGCCGTTGTAGGGCGGGACGATCAGGCACATTCCCTGCTGCATCGAGTCGTCGTTGCGGATGACGGTGTCGTACGTCAGCAGCGTCCACTCGCCGGGCGGTATGACCTGCGGGGTGTTCTTCCGCTGGAGCTTCGTTTGCGTGGCCATGACAAGCCTTATCCGACGCGCTGGTAGGAGATGAAGGATCGGGACAGGAGGTCCGTGGCCGTGGCGTTGGACGTGCCCTGTGCCCACTGGAACTGCACGGTCCCCGCCGTCGCCGAGACGATGAGGAGACCCGACTCGTAGATGGCCGCCGCGTTCGCGTCGCCGATCTGGTAGGTCTGCGCCGTGGTCCAGTTACGGCCGCTGACTCGGACGTTCGTGTCCGTCTCGGACGTGTACGTGGCCGAGTTCGAGGTGGGGCCGTGGCACATCCTCAGCCCGGTCGCACCGGCCGGGATCGACCAGGCGGACTGGAAGTCCGGGGTGAGGCTGGTGGACTGGGGGAAGAAGTGCGCCTCGATCCGGTAGACAGCGTTCGCCTCCACATCGAAGAACAGCTCGTCGTCGTTCTGAGGCGTCGCGTTGGACGTCACGCTCTCTGTCGTCAGCTTGCGCACCACGTTCAGCTGTCCCGAGGTGAGCAGGGACGCGGTGAGCTTCCGCCCGGCCAGAAAAGTGGGGTATACGGACACGATTCCTCCTTACAGTCCGATGACGGCTGGGTAGGCCAGGGAGAGGCGGGTCCCGCTGGCGTGGGATTTGACGACGCCGTTGATGCTTCTGGTCACGTCGAACGTCTGCGAGAGCGCGGTGCCCACACAGGCGTTGACCCTCATGACCTCGCCGCCGACCCAGATGTCGAAGGGGAAGTCGTCGGGGTACGTGGCGCTGTCGATCCACCGCGTGGCGCCGACGTCGGTGAGCACGTTCAGCACGGTCGACGTGCTGTTGATCGCTCCGTTCGTCGAGCAGCCCTCGGTGTCGACGTGTCCGAAGAACTCGTCGTCCAGGGAGGCCACGTTGTGCGGCGTGTACGGCGACGTGGTGTACGTGATGTCGTGCTCCACCACGCCGATGACCTCGGTGTATCCCTCCACGAGGAGGCCGATGGTGTCCGGCGCCATCCATGCGGGCGGGTTCTCGATGTTGATCCGCTGGCCGATGTCCACCGCGAGGGCACCGTTCATCCGCTCGATCGACTCCGTGAACGAGGGGTGACGGAGGTTCACCGAGATCTCCGGGTACCGGGGTTCGTCCACGGTCCCCAGGTGGACACGCCACATCGCCTGGCTGCCGAGCTGGTCGTCGCTCTCCACGTTGACGGTCACGGAATCGTCGTAGCGTCCGACGCCGTTCGGCGGCGCCTGGGTCGAGAGCGCGCCCTCGTCCAGCGTCTGCTGGCTGAAGGAGCCTCTGGGGCGCGTGGCGGTGACGTCGTTGCGGGTGTACCGGTCGTCGTCCACCGGGTCCAGCGGCATCGAGAGGTGGTGCTGGGAGTAGTCCAGCGTCAGGACCGGGTCCTGGTTGTACATCATGGACTTGTTGATGAAGGCCAGACCGAACTGGTCGCGCGGCTCGATGAGGCGGCCCACCTCGGCGGTCTCGCACTCCCGCAGCAGGTCCAGCAGGGTGGACAGCCGCTGTGCGCCCATGGGCTGCTCGTCGTCCGTGTACGTGGGGATGAGCGTGGACAGGTCCGACTCCTCGGACAGCCGCCGCAGGCGCTCCGAGGGAAGCTCTCCGTTGTATCCGTCGAAGGCGTCCTCGAAGGCGTCGACGTCGACGGAGCCGAAGACGGTGTAGTGGCCGACGCTGCCGCCCTGGAGGTTGGTGTCGGTGGCCGAGTTGAAGTCGGAGAAGAGGCTGAGGACGCTGCCCGGCGTCCCCGCGTACGTCGTGGTGCCGCTCTCCTCGATACCCGTGGTGATGGGGATCAGTGCCAGCTTTGCGGTCGTGGTGCCGCCGGAGGCGCTCATCTGGATGTAGACGCGGTTCCACTGGCCGCCCAGGTTGCTGGAGGTCACGCTGATGAAGGGCGACGTGATGCCGCCGCCGACGAGGTCGGAGATGATCCGGATGTTGGCGGAGCCGTTCAGGTAGACGCGGTGGCTCTCGTACGTGTCGCTGTTGACCTCGATCTCCATGAGCTGCGTCAGACCAGCCGGAGCCGTGGGGGTGTAGTAGACGAACTCGACACGCCACTCTTCGGTACCGCTGTCGGGCACGGGCACACGCAGCTTGCAGACCTGCGTCTCCAGGGCGTTGGTCGACAGGATGGTGGGCAGCGGCCCGGAGCCGGGGAGGGTGTCGTTGCTCGCGTAGTCGAAGTTGATGGTCTTCGCCGCCACGTTGCCCTCGACGGCCGACGCGGCGGACGTGGCTTCCGAGCCGTCCTCAAGCGGCCAGTAGCCCACCGGGTTGGCGGTGGTGATGGCCCGGAACAGGGCACTCTTCAGAGGCGCCTGGCCCTGTCCCAGGCGCCGCATGACGCCGCCTGCCTCGATCTCCACCCACACGTCTTTGCCGCTGGTGTCCCACTTCGACGGCCACGCGCTGATCTCTCCGTAGAAGCGGAACCGCCGCACGCCGTTGCGGACCACGCTCACGCGCACGGGGGTGTTGCGCCCGATCAGGCCGTAGTAGGCCCCGGTCGGGTTGCGCGGGCTGAACCGGCCGTCGCGGTTGTTGATGGTGAACTGGCAGCTGGAGGGGCTGATCTGTGACGCCTCGTCGGACTTGCCACGCGTGATGGTGATGCGGTCGCGGTAGTAGACGTAGGACGTGATGTCGACCCACGTGTCATCCAGGTACAGCTCCACCAGGGGATGCGTGGCGTTCGCGTACGCCCAGCCGCCGGAGGTGGGGCTGGACCACCCTCCGGGCTTCTCAAGCCACGATGCGACGCGTGCCGCTCTCGACATGTTTCACCTCCTGTGTCTCCGGACTCCTACCGATCAAGATCACTCACTCCGACCACCGGATCCACGTGCGCATGTCAACCGCAGTGGTGGGTGTCGTGGCCCTGACACGCAGGAAGGACGAGGTGTCGATGATCGGCCGCTCGTCCGGCATCCACTGGTACGAGTAGGTGTACGGCGACTCAGACGTGGTCGAGCTGAGCGCGACGACATCGAACGCGCGGGTCGCGGTCGTCGAGCCCTCCGCCGACGCCGTGTAGCCGGTGTTGGCCGTACCCAGGGTGAGGAGCGATGCCGGGGAGTCCGGGTCCAGCGGCTGCACACCGGCCGCCACGTGCGCGGTGACGGTGGCCGCGACGTCCGTCTGGATCAGCTCGATCACGCCGTCCGCGCCGGAGGTGTCGTCGATGGTGAAGCCCCAGGCGATGAGTTCGATCTTCCGGGTTGCCGGAGTGGACAGCTGAAGCATGGTCTTGATGGCCGTACCGGTGGTAACGGATGCCTGAGCTGCGGTAGTTGCCATGGCCGAGTTCCAGGCCGTGTAGCGGTGGGCGCCCATGTCTGTATCTCCTTACTGGCCTAGAGTTGCCTGGACATTGCCGCCCTGTCGGCGGACTTCTCCTCGCACGAGGTCGACCACGATGCGGCCCACGCTCGAACCGCCCAGGTGGACGTCGAGGTTGAGGTACTTCGCTCCGCCGCCCCCGCCCCCACCGAGCAGGCGGGCGCTGTCCTCGGTGCTGCGGACCATCGAGCCGTTCGGCAGGTTGACCAGCTCGGGGCCGCGCTCACCGACGAGCGCCATGCCGCTGGCGAGACCGCCTCGGGCCAGGAACGGGACGTTCGGGGTGCTCCAGCTGCCGCCGCCCCAGGTGGTGCCGAGGATCTCGACGGACGGCCACGTCCAGCCCAGGTTGTTCCACCAGCCGATGATCGCGTTGATGGACGCCTTGAAGCCTGTCTTGAAGGCGTCCCACATGCCCGACGCGGCCTTCTTGATCCGGTCGGGGAGATCCTTGATCGACCCGATGAAGTCGTCCCACATGTCCCCGACGGGCTCGGCGACGTAGTCGTCCCACAGGTCGCTGAACCAGTCGCCGATGGCCTCGCCGATGACTTCGAGGTCGTCTCCGACGCTGTCGGCCTTCTCGCCGAGCCACTCGGTGAAGGCGTCCCACCACTCGGGGAGCTTCTCCGTCAGGACCTCGATCAGCTTCTTGACGAACCCGGCCACGATGAGGACCACGACGGCGCCGATACCGGCCGCGATGAGGGCGGGGAGGAGCAGGAAGGCGGTGATGATCGCGACCGAGATCAGGGCGATCTTCAGGGCCTCCATCGGGTTCTCGGTGATGTAGTTGGCGATGTCCTCACCGAGTCCGGCGAGTCCCTCGGCGATCTTCGGGAGGAGTTCGGTGAGCTTCTCCTTGATCTTCTCTCCGAGGTTCCCGAAAGCGTTGACGATCTGATCGCCCAGGCCATCGCTGCCCTTACCGGCCTCCGTCCAGATCTCGGAGAAGTTCTCCGTCACGAACGACTTGAAGTCCGCCAGGGCCGGGATGACCGTGTCGCCCAGGAAGTTCACGAGCTTCTGTTCGAGCTTGCGCTTGAACGCGTCGAGCTTGGCGCCTGCGTTGTCGCGCAGGGCATTGCCCAGCTTGTCCGTGGCGCCCTTGGCCTTGTCCATGCCCGACGCGGCGGCGGCGGTGGCCGGGTCGAGGGCGTACAGGGAGTCGCCCATGACGTTGGCCGGGTCGCCGAACAGGGCCGCTGCGGCGTTGAGCTTGACCTGCTCGTCCTTGGTGCCGCGCAGGGCGTTCAGGGTCATGGTGAGCGCCTCTTCGGCGCTCTTGCCGCCCTGACCCAGCTTGGCGGCCATCTCGTCCGCGCTCAGGCCGATGCTGGCGTATGCCTCGTCGACAGCGGTGCCGCCTGCGAGGGCGCGCTCACCGAACTGGCCGAGCGCGTCGGCCACCTGGTCGGCGTCGCGGGCACCGCCCTTGAGGCCCTGGGAGATCAGCCCGGTGGCCGTCGCCCCGTCGATGCCCATGCGCTTGAACTGGACCGAGTATTCGTTGATGGTGTCGAGGAAGTCCTCGGACTTGTTGGCGCCCGACTGCATGCCCTTGGTGATGATGTCGAACGCCTCGTCGGCGTTCTTCGCCAGGCCCGTGCGCATGAGCTGGCTGACGGCGTTGGTGACGCTGCCGAGATCCTCGTCGAAGGTGGTCGCCAGGTCGGCGACCTTCGTCGACATGCCCTTCAGCTGCGCGTCGGTCGCGTCCGTCGGCAGCAGACCGGCCTGCATGATCTTCTGGATCGTGTCGGCCGCGCCCTGGACGTCGGTGGTGATGCCGTCGGCGTACAGCTGGCCCGCGACCTTGCCGTACTTCTCGGCCTCGGCCGGGGTCGCCCCGAGCTGGGCACCCAGCTTGCCGACGATCTTGCCCTGGTCGAGGGCCTTGGTGACCCCGGCGACCAGCAGGGCGCCAGCCGCCGCACCGGCTCCCGCGAGGATGCCGCCGATGTTCTGGCCGAAGGAGGAGACGCTCTGCTCGGCGGATCCGAGACCCTGTGCCGTGTTGTCCTGCGCCGTGACGTTGATCTGGACGTTATTGGTCATCGAACCCTCCTCCCTCCTTGTCGTCCCGCTTGGGGTTGCCTCGGGTGTAGATGTTCAGGAGCCGCAGCAGCTCGGCGTCCTCCTGGTAGAGCTGGCTGGGCAGGCAGCCGAAGCGCTCGCACAGCCCGATCACGAACTCGGCGTGGGCTAGCTCGCCAGGCTTGGTGACAGGGAGACCGTGCTGATCAACTCCTCCGGGGATTGCGGCCCAGAGGTCGAGGGCTTGTCCAAAGGGGCCGGGACCTCGCTCGTCGCCCGGATCCACTCGCCCATGATGTCGACGAGCATGTCCATGTCCTGCTCCTGGACGCCCTCGTAGGTCGCGGGGACGTGGGTGCCGTCGGGGCGGCAGACGTTCCACTCGACGAGGTTGCGCGCGAAGATCCTGAAGATCTTCTCGACGGTCTCGACGTTCTTCGACGTCTGAGCGGCCTGGACGGTCAGGATCTCGCCCAGGGCCAGGGCGTTCATGACGACGACGAGGCCCTTGTAGTCAGTGCTGTCGTCGAAGTTGAGCGTGTACTTCTTGCGATCCGGGATGAAGTCCGGCATGGGTTCCCTCCAGGGAATCTGTCAGGTACCTGTCAGGACCAGGTAGGCGTCGCACCGTCGGCGAGCACTCCGGGCGCCGACCACGTGAACTCGCCGGACGCGGCGCGGGCCAGGGCGTAGTCGGTGAAGACACACTCGTTGGACAGCGTCTGCGAGGCGATGCCCAGCGCCACGGTGCGGGTCGCGTCCGAGGAGGAGACGGTCTTGAACACCCCGTGCGACGTCGAGGCGTTGAAGACGCCCTTGAGGTTGATCGAGAAGTCGCTCAGCAGAAGCAGACGCTCGATCGCGGACTTGTCGACGCCCGTGATGTCCTGAACGCCCCGAGGTGTGGCGAAATCGAACTCGGTCACGTCATTGCGGATGTCGGTGTTGCTGGAACCGCCGGAGTTGTCCACGGTGAGCGTGGTCCAGCCCTTGCCGGAGATCTTTGCCATGGGTCAGCCCTCCTTCAGGGCGTCGGAGATCTTGTCGGTGTGCTCGTGGAGGTCTTCGAGCCAGTCCTCCGCGCGCGTGTGGATCCGGCTCGCGCCGGTGGGGTTGCCCCGCAGGTCGCCGCCCCGGACGAGGTACATCTCCGGGCGCTCGACGCGAGTGCGGTGGCGGGAGTTCTGGAAGCACTTCTGACCGGCTTCGTAGACCAGCCAGGTCAGCCCCTCGGCCTCCTGCTCGATGCGGTACTTCCGGCCACTGCTCAGAGCCGTGTGGCGGAGGTTCTCGGGGATGCCCTCCAGGTGGACCTTCCAGCCGAACCGGTAGTCCGGGCAGTCCACTTCCTCGCAGGTGGCCGGGCGGAAGTGCGTCGAGAGCGGGGCCTTGATCGAGTACGTCTGGTAGGCCGCTGCCGGACCGATGGGCTGACGCATCATCAGAACACCACCCCTGCCGTCTCGTTCTTGTTCATGGCCACCACGAAGGAGACGGAGGTGACTCCGCCCGAGGTCACCGTCACGGCACGGACGTACCGGCGAATGGTCGCGGTGTTGGACAGGGCGATCCGCTCGAACGTCGGGGCCGATGTGATCTGGGTGAAGCTGCCGCCGGTGACGTCGGCCCAGTTCGAGTTGTCGGCGGAGTCCTGGATCTTCACGGTCACGTCCGTGCCGTCGAAGTCAGTGCACTGGAGGTAGAACTGGCCGCCGAAGCTGGCCGAGGCCCCCGTGTCCAGGCTGGAGCCGTTGGTCGCGGCGGTGTCCGTACGCAGGCCCGCCGTGAGCTGCTGGCACCACTCCAGGCCGTAGGCGTTGCCCTGGGCCTGCACCTTGAAGGTGAACCCGGCGTCTGCCGCGCGGGATCCGTCGTAGTTGAGCTGCTTGGCCACCAGGCACGCGGCGGGGTTTCCGATCACGCTCTTGTGGCAGTACATGACGTGCGTGTCCGTCTCCGGAAGCACGGAGAGCACCGGGTGGGCCTGACCGGCGGACGTGTTGAAGAACGTCGTCACATCGATCATGCCGTCACGCAGGCCGAGGATCCGCTCGTACGCCGACTTGTTGATCCCCGTGACGTCGAGCGTCGCCACCGGTGACGAGATGTTGTCGACTGACTGGATGTCTCCCGACAGCTGGTAACCGCCGATGAAGAGTTCCGATGCCAGGCCGTTGGACTTCGCCATGATTCACACTCCTTTCAGGCGGTCTGTGTGTAGACGTCGGAGATGATGATCGGCAGGGTCATGACAACCACACGGAACAGAGAGCTGTCCTGGCTGAGATAGCCGCCCTCCGCCCCCAGCGGGTCACCGTGAGCCCCCAGCAGGTCGACGTCCATGACCGTGCCGCCGAGCTGGAAGTCGCCCGTGTACGCCTCCATGAGCTTGCTGGTGGCGTCGAGCAGCCTCTTGTCGATCTCGTCCTCGGGCTGAGACTTGAAGTTCTCGTAGATCCGGATGGACAGCTCCAGCCGCAGCGACGTCGCCGCGAGTCCCGAGACCTCGGCGATGGGGTTCAGTGACGCCAGCCAGATCGAGCACGTCAGACCGTCGCCCGGCGCCGCCTTCGGCTCGTGGGTGAGCACCTGGTTGAAGATGCCGAGCCGCTTGGCGTGGCTGACGACCTGTGCGTAGATCTCGGAGACGGCAAGGCTCATGACGCCCTCCGCAGGTAGCGGGGCATGATGCGCTGGGCGATGGCTCCGGACCGCTTCTCCAGATCCTGCTGGGCCAGCCTCCAGTGCCGGTAGCCCTTGAACCGCGTCGACCGGTTCCGCGAGGACGCGCCCGCCAGCCAGGGCCCGTACACCACGCCGGAGTCGGTGACCTGGTGGGCGGTGCCCCGCTGCTCGACCCGGACGTTGGAGACGTAGTAGCCCGTGGGGTGGCGCAGGAACCGGTCGAGGTAGTGGACGACGAGGCGGCGGCCTTCGTCGGCCAGCTCGGCGTCCAGCTCCTCGGCGTAGTTGGCCATCGCCCGCTTAGCGCCCCCGTCGAAGAGGGGACCGCTGGCCTTGTAGGACTCGGCCATCACACCGCCCCCGTCCTGGCCTTGCGGCCGTGAGAGCGCCGTACGGACAGCCGCAAGGACTCCAGGCCCAGAACCTTCGCCTCGGCCTCGTTGTCCCCGGAGCCAGCCGTACGGGCGTATCCGGAGCGCGCCTGGAGGAGGTCGTTCATCGCCTCCGCCATGGCCAGCTCGCGCACCGGGCCCGGCACGTCCCACCGGTACACCGTGGCCCCGGAGTTGTGCGCGGCGGCCGTGGTGCCCAGGGCGCCCCGTGTGACGGTGAGGGTGCGGTAGCCGTAGATGGTCGACCCGGAGTGCGTGGCGAGCACGCTGCCGTCCCAGGCCCGGATCACGGTCAGGTTGTTGCCCGCGATGTCGACGATCTTCATGCGCTCGCTGTCGAGCAGGATGACCTCGCCGACCGCGAAGGAGGAGCCGGTGGTGACCGCGACGGTGACGCTGTTCTCGACGGCGGTCATGTCGGACTGGAGTGTCTGGCCGGTGGTGAGCGTCGAGCGCTCGGTGACCAGCATGCGCTCCGAGTCCACCTTCAGGACGCTGCCGACGCCTACGAGAGCCGCTGTGGGGCCGTCTACGTCCACGCCCGTCTCGGAGCTGTCCAGAGTCTCGGCGGTGAGCCCTGCGGCCGTCTCGTCGGCCGTGTAGCCCCACAGGCCGGTCACGGCGACGGCCCGCTGGTGGGTGCCTCCGCTGGCGAAGGCGGCCGAGGAGTCGAGGTCCATCTCGATGCGGTCGTACGGCGGGCCGGAGTTCACCGGCTCCAGGAAGTAGTCGGACGCCGAGATCGTGGTGCCCCCGGATGACAACGTTGTCGCGGAGATCAGCTCGTTCTCGTCCAGCCACAGGCGCCAGGCGCGGGCGTACTGCTGGTTGGGCCAGTCGAAGTACCGGGTGGCCAGGACGGGCGCGAAGGTGCGGTGGAGGTAGCCCTCAACGGCGCGAGAGGCAGCCTCGATCGCGCGGTCGATCTGCGCGTGGTTACGCGCGCTCTCCTTTGAGTCCAGGGCTGACTTGACGTCGTCCCTGGTGCAGTACCAGACGCCCATCCTGTGCCCTTGCTTTCTTGGCCGTACGCCCCGAATGAGACGTAGGGAGTGGGAAGTGTGAAGTTGTCGTGCTCGCGTCAAGTGTACGGGCGCTAGCGTCCATCTGCTAGCGCCCACCGACGTCAGTCAGAGAACGCGTCCGTCTCGGGGCCATCGGTAGTCACCGAGCTTGCAGAAGAGGACGCCTCGCGGGCCTTCTTGGAGCGGCTCCCCGTCGAACGGGCAGGCTTCGGGCGCGTGGTCTCGCTCGTCTCGGGCGTACTGGACGGCTTCTTCGTAGATGCTGAGGAGGGATTCCCAGGCCATTCAGGCTCCTCCTTCTCCTTCTCCACGGGTGCGTGCGTCGCCCCGTTGGCGACAGTGATCTTCGGCATTCCGCTCTCCTCGCGGTGGTCGGATCCGCAGCCTGGGCATGCCTGGAGGTCCCAGGCGTATCGCGTGGAACACTCCAGGCACTCCCACAACATGACGGCTCCTTACGCCGCGACGAGGGTCGCGCCATCGGTCAGCGGGATCCACGTGACGTAGATCGTGACCGCGCCGTCCACCGAAGAGGCGCCGACGAGTTCGACGGTGCCCGTGGTGACGACCGCGTTCAGATCGGTACGGCCGCCGCGCAGGAACTTCGACGCCGCCGTGGTGCCACGGTCGAGGCCGACGACCGAACCGGCCGCAGTGTCGGTCGTACCCAGGTCGGTCGCCGTGACGATGACCTGGGTGTCGCCGGTGGTGGGGTTGCCCTGAACGGCGAGCGTGCCACCGGCCGCCGCGATGGTCGTGGTGACCTTCAGCCACAGGGAGGTGATGAGGACATCGCCTCCCGCCACGGTGAAGCAGGTGATGGTCGGGTCGCCGGAGATGGCGCCCGAAGCCTTGGAGACGGGTCCCTGGCCGAGAGCGATCTGCCGGAGCTGGGAGCCCTGGATCATGGTGGTCACATCGGGCTCCTATCAGGCAACGATGTTGCTGGCGAGGTTGGACGGCTTCCGCTGGACGTTGAGGTCGTGGACGAAGGCCATGCAGATACCGCCGTCGACGGTGACCTCGACGCAGTTGAAGCCCGCCGAGAGCTGGTCACCGCGCACGGTGAAGACCATGGAGTCGTTGGTCGCGTCGTCGCCCGACACACCGAGGTCGAGGGTGTCGTCCTGCTCGGCCATCGCCGTCCAGGTGCCACCGACGCCAGGGGCCTTGTGCGGGTAGACGTTGCAGTCCAGCGCCTGCTCGGAGGCTCCGGAGATGGACTCCTTGATGGTGGCGATCGTCGAGCCGTCGTCCTCGTAGGTGACGAACGAGACGGCCTCGGCACGCGTGAGCGGGATGTGAACCCCGGACGCCGCCGCGATGACGTTGAAGACCCGGCCGAGACCGGCTCCTGCTGCGGACATGGTGCCCTCCTTGAGGGGGTTGATTGCCTCTGCGGATGACCGGGGGCGGGGGGTTTATTGCCCGCCCCCGGCGGCGACGTCAGGCCCGCTCGCCGAGCTTCACGAAGGGGCTGAGCGTGGCGGTCGAACCGTTGGCCGGAGTCAGGGCCGACTGGAGCCACGGACGCCCGTCCACGCGCTGGATCACGCGGAACGCGATCTCGTCGTTGGCGAAGCGGACGTGCTCCGAGGTGGACGCCTGCATGATCTGGCGGTCACCGACCAGGTACTGCGAGAGGTCCACGAAGTTGATGTCGCCCGCGTCGCCGAGCTTCGGGGCCTTCTCCGTGAACAGGACCGGACGGCCCAGGATGGTCATGGGCGGACCCGACTGACCGTTGTTCAGCCAGATCGCCGAACCGCCGGTACCCACCGAGAGCGCCATCGTGGCCAGCTCCGGGAAGGTGTCGTGCGAGGCGACCCAGACCGCGCTACCCAGGGAGCTGGGCAGCATCCGGCTGTACATCTTGACGATGTTCTCCCACACGATCGTGTCGGCGGGCTGGCCGGACTCCTTGGTGACGGAGACCGAGGCGGAGGCGTTCAGCCAGCCGAGCGGCTCACCGGTGCCCGAGCCGTTCATGAACGCGTCGTCCTCGAACCAGCTGAGCGCCTGCGGGAGCTTGCTGGTGAGGAAGCCGGAGAACGCCGAGCCGTCCTGGAGCAGCTCCGAGGAGGCGACCGCGTACGCGGTGAGCTTCTTCGCGTCGAGGACGACGCGGGAGAAGGACGCCACGGACTCCGACAGCGCACCGGCCTCTTCGGTCCAGTAGCAGATCACGCCGCCGAAGACGCTGGAGGCGTGCGAGGTGTCGTCCACGGTCGGGATCGGGACCCGGCCGTTCTCCATCGCGATGACCGTGGCGCGCGGGCGGGTGATGCCCGTCTCCAGGGAGAGCGCGAGCAGCTCGGCACGGAGCACCTCGGGAACGAGGAAGCCACCGTCGGACGGGATGGTCGTGCCGTACGAGTTCTTGATCTTGGTGGCCTTGGCCGCCTTGGCGGTCAGCTCCTCACCGTTCCGCAGCTGGGCGCGCTGCGGGTAGACCATCTGCATGAACTCGGTGAGGTCCGAGAACTCCTCGTCCATGGCCGCACCGGGGGCCTTGGCGTTGTACAGCGTCTTGCCCTGCGTGGCACCGCCGCGCTGGGAGCGGAGCGTCATGTTGAGGCGCTTGATGTCGTTGGACACCTTGCCCTTGTCGCCGGTGAGCATCTCGGCGAGCGCCAGCTGGGTCTGCTCCTTGACCTGCTCGCCCAGCTCCTTGTCCTTGTTCATGACGGTACGGGCGTAGTTCTGGAGGAACGTCTTGCGGCCCTCCGGGTCGGCCCAGATCTTGTTGACACGCTCGGTGTCACCCAGAAGCTCTTCCAGTTCCGACGCGTTGGTCGGAATGACGATCTTCGTCACGCGTGCACTCCTTCCAGTGCGTCAGCAGCCGCAGCCGCCATGTCCCGGCGGAACTCGTCGGGGTCGAATGCGAAACCGGGCTCCTCGACGGGCTCCGGCTCCGGCTCTGTGGGGGCGACGTTGTCGGCCTCGGATGTCGAGTTCATGACAACGTTGTCGTTGCGCGCCGTGATGTCGCCGAGAACTTCGTCGGCGAGCCCCGCGTCCACGGCCTCCTGGGCGCTGTACCAGGTCTCCGCCTGCATGACGGCCCGCCAGTCCTGCGGCGTGCCGCCCGCCTTGTCGGAGTAGATCGAGGCGATGTTGTCGCTGGTCTTGTCCAGCAGGTCGGCCAGGTCCCGGAGGGTCTTGGCATCACCCATCGCCATACCGGCCGCGTCGTGGATCATCATCGTGGCGTTCTTCGCCATGACGACCCGGTCGGCGCCCATCGCGATCACGCTGGCGATCGAGGCCGCCAGGCTGTCGACGTACGCCGTCACGCCGCCGCGCTGCTTGAGGGCCTGATAGATGGCCACACCCTCGAACACCTCGCCGCCTTCGGACGAGATGTGCAGGTCGATCGGTCCCTCGATGGCCGACAGCTCCATGAGGAAGTCGCGGGCGTAGACGCCCCAGCCGCCGATCTCGTCGTACAGCATGACCTGCGTCGTCGCGCTGGCCTCGGCCTTGTTCTTGATCTCGTACCAGGAACGGGCGCCCTTGGACTGGAGGTTGCGGATGTCCCTGGCGGTCCATGCCTTCATGCGGCCACCTCCTCGGGGACCGTCGGGTCTGTCGTGGGCATGACAACCGGAGACGCCGAGGGCTCCGGCTTCTTGAACTCCATGGGGGGCAGGCCCAACAGCTGGCAGGCGACCTCGGTGTCGGCACCAGCGGCGACCAGGGCGACGATCGCGTTGACCTTGGCGGTCAGCTCATTCACGTCGGCCTGCCGGTCGTCGGGCACAGGCGAGCAGTAGTCGAACTCCACACCCTCGCCGGTCGACCCGAACATCGGCAGGAACTCGTTGTTCAGCACCGACTTGATCCGCTCCAGCAGCGACACCAGGATCCACCGGGCGAACATGTACTCGCCCGCCTCGGCGTTGGCCCGGTTGACGTTCTCCGAGGTGCCGAGCATCGCCTTCGGGAAGCCGAAGGCCTCACGGATCTGCTCGCTGTTGAGTTGGCTCATCTCGGCGAACTGCATGTCCCGGTGGACGGCCTGACGCTCCACCCAGTCCATGTCCTCGCCTTCGAGGATGGCCACGCGGTGGGCGTTGTCGGGGCCCTTGTGCTGCTCGTTCCACCGGAACTGGAGGCGCCGGTATTCGTCGTCGTCGAGGTCACGGGCGACCTTGATGATGCCGCCCGGCTCCGCCGAGTTGAGGAAGTACGCGCGGTTCCACTCATCCGAGAAGCGCACCGAGTCGATCTTCGCGAGCACGGACTGGACCGGCCCGACCCCCCGGTACTCGGACAGGGGGTCAGGTCGGCGGCTGAAAATGACCTCATCCGTGCCCAGGCGGACCCGCTGGCCGTCGGGCGCACGGTACTCGTAGCCCGAGATGTAGGTGTCCGCGCTCTCCAGGATCGTCATGCGGTCCGGGCGGACCGGCCAGATCTCCGTGGGCGCAGCGAATCCGGACGGGCGGGGCAGATGCCACCAGCCCTCACCCACCAGGAACATGTGCTGGGCGTAGACCTCGACCAGCTCCTGCTGCGTGTAGAACGGGTTCGGCTTGTTCCACACCTTCAGCGCCAGGTGCTGGGTGACCTCGACCCGGTCGTCCATGCCCTCGTACGCGTACGTGCGGCGGCCGTCCGTCCGCTTGCGGAAGAGCTGCCAGCGGACGGTCGAGGCGGCCTCGGCGGTGCGGTTGACGATGGCGAAGACGGTGCCGACGTTCTTCATCGCCGTCAGCCCGGCGACCGTCCCGATGGGCGCGGGGGCCGGGTAGTTGCCGATCGTCATCCGGGAGAAGGGCAGAGGCTCGGACCGGTTGAGGAGAGCGCTGAGGAGACTGGTCACCTACGCCCTCCTTTGGTCAGGGTCATGTCAATTGCCCGGTCCAACAGTAGCAGCGAAAATCCTCCGACGATATACCCCAGGGGCAGGAGGAACAAGGCCACCCCCCAGGTAATCGCCGCAAGACCTACGGCCGAGAGCCACATCGACGCAAAGACTTTCAGGTACGCCTGCACCCCATCGGGCAGCGCCTTCCACATCTTCATCAGCACGGGTCTCCCGGACGTCGTCGGACCCGTGCCACCAGGTCCAGCTTGGCGACCATGTACCGCATGGCATCGCAGCCGTGGTCGTTGATCTTCAGCGGCGCCTCCTTGGGCGCCTTCGTCCCGGTGTTGTCCCAGACGTAGTCGGCGATCTCCTCGACCGTCGAGGTCGGCTTGCCCGCCGCCTTCAGCGACTCGTCCACGTGCATCACGGAGTCCGCGAAGAAGAAGATGCGGGGCTTGCCGTCGGCCTGCACCTCGAACCGCCTCTGCGTCGCCTGGAGGCCCCGCGAGACGTCCTTCTTGGCCTTGCCCACGGGCAGGCCCAGGTGCTTGACCAGGGTCGCCCGGTCCTCGGCGTCGTGGTCCGCGATGATGACCGGCTTCGGCTCCCGCTTGTACTTCTCCATCTGGTTCAAGATCCGGCGGGCGTGGTCCTCGACCAGGGTCTTGGAGTGGTAGATCTCCCGCGTCAGGTACAGGCGGCCGTCGTGGTCGACCCGCCACCACTGGGCGACGAAGGGGTTCACGAACCCGAAGTCGATGGTGATGTACAGCGGCCAGTCGTCCGGCACCCTGAACTTGGGGATGACGTGGACCGACGGGTCGAACTCCTCGAAGATCTGGCCCTCGGCGGCCACCCACTTACCCCAGCGCATGCGCGCGTGGCGGGCGCCCTTCAGGCTGCGGTCCAGACCGTCGATGTAGTTCCGGCCGACCTCGGTCCAGTCCTTGCCGTCGTGGTAGCCGGGATTGTCCTCGTGCTTGGAGTAGAGCAGCTTGCAGCGGCCCTCGTCCGCGCGGCGCTTGAGGTGGTGCGAGGGGGCACCGGGGTTCGTGGCCATGAGCAGGCGGGGCTTCTTCAGCACGCCGTTGCGCAGGCGGGTGACCAGGTAGTCGAGGTCTTCCTCGGTGGACTCGATGGCCTCGTCGAAGAAGATCAGGTCGAACTCGGTCGACAGGATCTTGCTGGCCTTGTCGATACCGCTGACCAGGATGGTCGAGCCGTTGCCGTACTTGAACGCGGGCGGCTCCTGGGACGAGCCGCCATAGAACCAGACGATGCCGCTGGCCAGAGCCTCGGCGGCGACCTTCTCCCGGAAGCTGGTCAGCGTCGACGAGGTCAGGCTCGCGTGCGTCTTGCGGACGATCAGCGCCCGGAGCTTCGGGTACTTCATGCACAGCAGGTGCATGTACGACAGGACCGCGATGGTCTTGCCCGTGCCTGCTGCCCCCGACAGCAGCACCTCGGGGTAGTCCGACTCGAACAGCTCCTTGGCCGCACCACGCGGCTCGACGCGGACCGTCGTTGCCGTGCTCATGTCAACCCAGGTCGGGGAGTTCGACGCCGACGACCTCGTACTTCACGGTGCCGGTCTGCTCAACCTTCGTCGGCTGGTCCAGACCCTCCAGCTTCCGGTACGACTCTGCGATCGAGCGCATCTCCTTGTACGCCGCGAGCACCGGCATCGGGTCCTCCAGTGGTTGCCCGGTCTCCGGGTGCGCGACGACCTTGCCGTGCGCGGTGACGTAGTGGGTCTTGGAGGCGACCTCTTCGGCCTTGCGGTACAGCTTGTCCAGCCGCTCCCGCTCGAACTCGCGGGCCACGTCCGTGGCGTCGGCACGTGCCGCCTTGTATGCGCGCTGGACGCGGGCGTGCGCCGCCGACTGCGAGCAGCCCATGCGCTCGCCGATCTCGCGGTAGCTCAGCCGCTTGCCGCGCAGCCTGGCCGCCTCGATGTCGAGGGCTGCCTGATCGGGGTGCTTCTTGGTGCCCTCGATCTCCTCGCCCTCGCGCAGCAGCCCGAGCCGGGCCAGCGGTTCCTCCGCCTGCTCGATGGTCATGCCGCCTCCTGGAGCTTGACGTGTACTCGTCAAGAGTACCCAGGATTGTTCCGGACGGAAACAAACGGTAGGGACCGAACGCAAAAGAGCCCCGGCCGAAGCCAGGGCTCTCTGTCTCACAGGGTCTCAGAGTGACGACCGGGTCTTTCGCTCACCGTCGCCCTGCATGAAGGTCCGGGCGAACTCCCACGCGGTCTCGTTCTGGGGGACCTTCAGCTCCACCCTGCTCGGAAGCTCGATGGGGAGGTCCGGACGCCATGACGCCCAGTGCTCGTCGTTGCTGGAGTACGCGTCGCAGGACGGACACCACGTCCCGAGCACCACGGGTGACCCATCGGCGAACACCATGTACACGCGGATCGTAAGCCCGCAGGTGGTGCACCAGGGCCGGGCTCCCGACCTCCACGCCAGCTGAGTCGGTCGTCGATTCATCAGTTCTCCTGCGTCTTCTGGAGGGTCTCGGCGTTCTCCTGGAGGCGCTCCTTGGCGATCTCCAGCGCCCGGCGGGCGGTCCAGTCGGACACCCCGTACGTCTTCATCACGGTGGAGCGGCCGGGCAGGGGCTCCCCGTTGGCGACCAGCTTCTCCACCAGGGTCTCCTGGTCGATCACCAGCCCCTCCAACGCACGCTCCAGCGTCGTCTGGGGCTCCTCCTGGAGGGGCGGCTCGAAGGCTGGAGGCGGCGGTGCGGGCAGCTCCTGCATCTGGTCGTACACCGGCGTGACCTGCGGCTGGAGGGCCTCCAGCTCCCCCTCCACGGGGGCTGGAGAGACCTGGAGGGGAGCCTCCTCGACGGCATCAGGGCGGTGACCCCACAGCAGGCCGTGCACCCGCCACAGGATGAGCGGCGCCACGCTGGAGACCCCGATCACCACCCACGCCGTCATCTCCAGGAACTCGCTGGAGAGGAGGTGGGAGGTCGCCACCATCACCAGGAGGACACCCACCGCGAGGGCGGTGTCCCGTCGCTCCCGCAGAGCCACGAGCACGTACGCATCCAGCGCCGCCGGGAGGCACCAGGCCATCCCTCCAAAGCCGCACGCCACCGCCAGGTCGTACTCCGCCGACGCGGTGGAGGCGGCGCACACCAGATAGACGATGGTTCCGATGGTCTTGTTGGCCGCTACACTTCGTACTTGCATGGGTTCCCTTTCGAGGGGATCTACCGGCCCGGACCCCGATGCGGGGGTCCGGGCCACTTTCATATCAGGTCACTGGTGCGGGCAGTCGGATACCCACCAGCCGCACTGCCCGCAGTAGGTCGCCGGGCCGTACGAGGGGCCGTGCGGGCATGAGGTGCGGAACCAGCCCCCGCAGGCCACGCAGAAGTAGTTCAGGAGCTTCTTCACGACGCCTCCTTCTGCGGGGCCTTGTCGAGCCACACCAGGTGCGTCCTGGCCGGATCACGCGGGTCACGCACCTTCAGCACACGGGCCTTACCGATGCGCCCCTTCTCGATCTCAAGCTCCTGACCAGCCTCTTCGTCTTCGAGGGGAGGGGCCTCGGTG